TTGGTGCAGATGTCTCAACTGAGTTGAATTACATTCCTGAGAAAGTAGCTCATCTTGCAACATCTATGATGTCAATGGGATCTGTTGTTATTGATAGCAACGGAATCTATGAAGTCTTAGATAACAACTAGAAAGGAAAATTGATATGGCTTTTACAGCTTCAAGTCTAGTTAGAATAGGTGGAGGTAGTGGGGTAAATCTTTGGATGTACCAAACTGCTGATGCTATTGCGGCAGTTAATTCGTCTGCTTACTTTAATAACGCTCACAATATGTTGAATGTACGTGACTTAATTATTGTTCAGGATACTAATACTCCTACAACAAGTTTTGTTAATGTACTTACAATAAGTGCTTCAGGTGTTGTTGATGTAAGTGACGGAACAGCAGTAGTAGAAACAGATTCGGACTAAAAAATAATGGCAACGACTAGTACATCAGCAAATTCAGGGATCGATATCTGTAGCAGAGCTTTAATACTAGTCGGTGCTAATCCTATTTCGTCTTTTGACGATCAAACTACCGAGTCAACTGTAGCCGTTAACATGTATGAAGACATTGTTAGAGCTTCACTTGTTAATACAAGATGGAGGTTTGCTACTGAGCAGGCTGTATTAAACGCATTAAGTGATGCTCCAACTGGACGTTGGGATACTGCACATCAATTACCTTCTGATACTCTTATGTTACATGGAGTAACAGTTAACGATGCTTTAATTGATTATCAAGTTTATGGAGATAAAGTATTTAGTAATTTGTCTACAGCAGATGTGGTTATTGCTGACTATACGTTTAGAGCACAAGAACTTAATTGGCCTTCTTACTTTGTATTGGCTGTTGAGTATTCTATTGCTGTTGTATTTGCTACGGCTATAGCTAGAGATTCTTCATTAGCTACTTTAATGGCAAGCCAAGCTGACAAAGCAATGGCTAAAGCTAGGAATTTAGATTCACAACAGAGCACAACTGCCAAGCTAACTACATCGAGGTTTATAATAGCAAGGACAAGTTAATGCCTAAAATAAGAGTTCCTATAAGTAATTTCCAATTTGGTGAGGTAAGTCCTAATCTTGCATCAAGAACTGATAGCAATGTTTATCAGAATTCAGGCAAACAAATTGAAAACTTTTTCTTAAAAAACGAAGGTGGCTTATCAAAACGATTTGGCACAACAAAATTATATGAATTTGATACCACTCCTGACACAGATAACTACGTTCAACAACATAGGTTAATGCCTTTTGTTTTTTCTGATGACGAGAAGTATCTTATTTCTATGGAAGATTTAAAGATACGTTGTTTTTTTATTCATCCTAGCACTGGAGTGTTGTCTCTTGTTGCAACTGTAACGGCTGACACTGGAAGTGCGGCTTTGCCTTTTACTAAAAGTAACTTACATGAATTAACTTTTGCTCAGACTGGTGACACTATGATTATATGTCATCAAACTTTTATGCCACGCATTTTATCAAGAACAAGTCTTACTACGTTTACAGTTTCTAATTTTACTTTTGAATCCAGTACAGATGGAAGAGAATTGTATCAACCTTATTATTCGTTTCAACAACAAGGAATAACTTTAAACCCTAGTGCTACAACTGGTAACTCTATTACAGTAGTAACTAGCTCAGCGTATTGGGATTTAACTGGTAGCGTTGTTGGTGGAGACTACACATCTTCTAAGCATATTGGAACTAGTGTTAAGTATTATGAATCAGAAATAGAAATACTTAGTGTTCAAAGTGCAACATCCGCTACTGGAAAAGTTCTTAAAGATTTGTATGTTGACTTAGACAATGATGCTTTTAGAACAATAGATACAACGGCTGACTTAGAAGTTACGCATGTTGCTCATGGATTTACAGTAAACGATGTTATTGTTGTGTCTAAAGCAGGAGCAGTAGCAGGACTTAGTGCGGCAAATATTAATGGATCACGTACAATTGCAGAAATTGTAGATGAGAATCATTACTTTATAACTGGTGCGGCAAACGCTAACGCTTCTATTGATGGTGGAGGAGCTCCTCGTATTCACAGTCATGCGGCAACTACTGAGTGGTCGGAATCTGCTTGGAGTGCTTTAAGAGGTTATCCTGCGGCAGTTACTTTTCATGAGAATAGACTTTGGTTTGGTGGAACAATAGGTCAGCCCGATGGAATATGGGCTAGTGCAACAAACGCTTACTTTGATTTTAATGTAAGGAAGGCTGAAGCTACTGACGCATTAAATCTAAGCACTAGCATTGGTGAAATAAATACTATACGTCACATTGTATCTAACAGAGACTTACAAATATTTACATCGTCATCTGAGTTTTACATTCCTTCTTATACTGCTGAGCCTATCACTCCTACAAATGCACAGATCAAAAGACAAACACCATTCGGCTCTAGCTATGTAAGGCCTGCATCTTATGATGGTGCAACTGTTTACATACAATCAAACAATCAAGTTGTACGTGAGTATTTATATTCAGATGCGGAAGCGGCATATGTTTCGTCAGGTGTCAGCACTCTCTCTCCTCATCTCATAGTAACCCCAATACAAATGGCTGTATTAAATGGTATGCAAACTAGACCTGAATCATATCTATGGTGCGTTTGTTTAGATGGAACAATAGCTTTGTTTACGTCTAATAGAGCAGAAAAACGTGCAGGGTGGACAAGAATTACAACGGCAGGAAAGTTTCATTCTATTCAAGTTATAGATAATAGAGTCTTTGCCATTGCTAAATATGATAAAGGAGGAGGCTCTAATAAGTTTATTCTTATGGAATTTGATTCAACAATGAACTTAGACTTCTCAAAAAATTATACTGGTAGTGGTGGAGTTTTCGATGTGTCTGCTCATTTTGCTAATGGTGCTGTAGTCAGCGTTATTAATGGAACTGATTACTTAGGTAAGTTTACAGTAGCGAGTGGCAACGTAGATGTGTCTTCTGTAGATACAATAACATCGGCTGAGATTGGTTTTGAGTTTACAGTAATTGCTGAGACTTTTCCTATTGATGGTGTGATACAAGGTGGCCCTCTTACTGGACAACCTAGAATGATAAATAAAGTTGTAGTTGATTTGGCATCTACATTGGCAGTATCAGTTAACAATCAGAATTTAATTATAAGAAATGTAACGGACGATTTAAGTACAGCAAGAACGGCTGTAACTGGTAAAAAAGAATTTAGGTTTTTAGGATACGACAAAGACCCGACTGTAACTATTTCACAATCGTATCCACTAGCGTTAGATATAAATGGATTAGTAGCAGAGGTATCATTCTAATGAGTTTTTTAGTGGCAATGCAAGTTATAGGTACTGGATTATCTATACAGTCAGCTTTGCAAAAAGGTAAAGCAAAAAATACTGTTGCACAAATGAATGCAGAGCAAGAGACTATGAGACTTGCACAAGAAAAAATAATAAGTGCTCAACGTCACAATGATCGCATGGCTACTTTAGATAGCAATTTAAAAACAAACGAAGCTTATTTTGCTTTTCTTGGTAGAGATTCTAGCGATGCAAGTTATCAAGCTTTTCAAAAATACAATGTTAAAACTGCTCAATCAGACTTAAGAATAAACGCTAATCAAAGTTTATTAGAGCAAGGGCAAATTAGATACGCTCGTCAACAACATTTGTTTGGTGGGCAAGTGGCTTTGCAGGAATCAAAAATGGAAGCCTTTAGCACAGCTATTAATGGATTTACTAATTACCAAACAACTAAGACTTAGGATTTAAAATGGCGGGTGTAATAAGAGAAAAAAGACAATTGCTTAATAAACAGATTGGTGTTGTTGGTGCTAGTACAGCGGCAGTAGATTACGCAGAATCAATGAAAAGAAATGCAGATCAATTAACAAATAAGTTTGTTAACTTAGCAAACCAAGAAGCTAAACGTAAAGGTGATGAGTTAGGTAATTCATTAACTGATTACAGAACTATTAATCCTACAACTGGTGAGCCTGAAGCACTTGATAAAATGCCTGCAACTTTTGGCACAACTGCGGCACAAGCATTTCAAGATAGTGTTAATACAAATTTTGAACAAAGCATTACATCAGAGATAGATGGCATGTCTGCTAAAGCGGCAATGTTACATCCATTAGATGCTGATGCTTATGCAAATGCTTTTTCAGCTTCAGTTAATTTAATGAAAGAACATGCAACTGGTAGATATGCTACTCTTATTGATAGGTACTCTACAAAATATTTAGCGTCTACTAAATTAAACATACAAGCTAAGCAAACAAAAGCTAACAATGAAGCTTTAAAAGCTGATATTATTA